CCAAGGAAGACCAGTGGCTGCCTCTGGCTTGAAAAAGGCAGGTGCTTCATCCTTATGGAAGAATGTATGCTTTCCAGTTCCTGTGTACGTATCCAAAATTCCATCCGTGGCTCCGTTGTACATGGACTGAGTCACACGACCACCGAAATAGGGGACCATGTTGTTGTGTCCTTCTGTGGATTGAACGATTGTCACACGCTCTGTCTCAGGAGCAGTTGGCTTTGGATTCACAAATGTCTCCTTGGGATTGATTTTCTTTGGCTCTTCTGTTTCCTGCGCTACTTGAGGTGCCAGGGCATATCCTAGCGCGGCAAGTCCAAGTATAAGTGCGACTTCCATCTTTGTTCTAGATGTTCATAAGATTATTTAAAGACATACTCCATGAAATAACTAGCGACGTAGCTCAGCGGAAGAGCGTTGGGCTCATACGGAAACCCTCCGAATAACCCAAAAGTCGATAGATCGAAACTATCCGTCGCTACTCCACACCTGTAGCTCAGTTGGCAGAGCAAGAGTCTTATGAGCTCTGGGTCGTGGGTTCAATTCCCACCAGGTGTAACACGCGAAGTATTCGCATCCCTTGACGGTTTGTTTGTTTCAAACGGCGTCACGGCATGTGCTTGGGGACGAAAGTGTAGCCATTGAAATGGATACGTTGTTTCGACTCCCTTTGCAACAGGAACCTTTACAGCAGTCTGCATGTCTTTCTTGTCATATTTCTTGGGCTGAACAATGTCCATCTTAAAATGTGTTTAGGAAATAATGTATGAGCTTCTGCTCGCTTTGATTGTTGTCCTATTCGCAATCATAAAAGGACGCGAACACTTTGGAATTGTAGTCGGCACTCCGGATTGGATCACAACAGATACAGATACAGACAAGGGGTTTGAAATCTTTAGCACAACCCCAAACACATGTCCTCCTGAGAAACCGGAACTCGATGCTGGTCTTTGTTACAAGAAGTGTAAGCCTGGATTTCACGGCGTTGGACCGGTCTGTTGGGCCGATAGTGTTTCTGTTGGAGTCGGAAAGGCAGTTGGGTTGGAACCCTGTCCACATGGTTGGAGCAACGATGGACTGATTTGTCGTGAGCCGATTCGTTGCGAACCAGTGAAGTGTGCATCTGGTTGGGATTTCTTCAAAAAGGGATGCTCTGGAGGAAAATGCAGTGGAGGTCGGTTGAGAGGCCGTTTGGATGGAGGTGGTATTTGCGATTGGCCTTCCGATCGTGGAAACCTTCCTGATTGGTTGGTGGATAAGTCTGGAAAGGAATGGAAAGCTACTCATCCTGATAAAATAGCCGGTCTCTGCTACAAAAAGTGCCCACCTGATCTTCCTGTTCATATGCCTGGAATGCCTTACTTGTGCTACAAAGGAGGTGAACTCAGTTATCCACGCGGTGCAGGTGCAATTCCTTCTATACTTCGGATTGCTCGTCGGTTCAATCCTTTTTAAGCACACCGTAAATCAACACCTTGAACATTGTGATTTCCAAATCCTATCCCTAGTCCAATTGGCAGTGTGCCGGGAGGACAATATTGTGTGGCGTTTCCATTCGGTCCTTGAAGCCAATGTCCGAACGAAAGGGTTGTCTCACCAATTCCACCGTGTGTATTGACGGTCTGTTTTCCTGATGTGAATTTACGTCCTCCGGTCAATGCGTTGACTGTATCACCCTTTGGTCCGATAGGTCCAGCAGGTCCAGCAGGTCCAGCAGATCCAGGAGCTCCAGGAGGTCCACGATCACCCGGATTTCCCTTTGGTCCAGTAGGTCCTGCAGATCCAGCGGGTCCAACGGGTCCAGTAGGTCCACGATCACCTGGAAGTCCTTTTTCACCCTTATCTCCCTTTGTGCTCGCAGGTCCGGCGGGTCCCATTGGTCCTGCGGCTCCTTGATCGCCTTTGTTACCCTTTGGTCCAATTGGTCCGGCAGCTCCAGCAGGTCCAGTAGGTCCAATCGGTCCAGGTGCTCCGTCTTTTCCATCTTTTCCAGGGGCTCCTTGAGGTCCTACACCTCCAATATCACCCTGCTCACCCGGGGGGCCCATAGGTCCTCGTGGTCCAATTGGTCCAGCTGGTCCTACGTCCCCCCTATCCCCTTTTAAACCGAAGGGCGCTGCGCTGTATGACGTTCCACGTGTTGTCGTGGATTCCTTGAATTCATCTGCATATTCCGTAAACGGTTCCTTGGAGGCAAGGGCTTGAATGTCTTGCGTGAATTGACTTCCATAGTTCTGGACTGAATATCCAGACCAAGCTCCACGTGACCATGGAGATACGTCCATAGACTTCAACATTTTCTTGAACTTGTTCACCATCGCATTAAAAGCAGTTGTATCCGAAGTAGGAAGAGGAGCAGGTGGGTTGAAGTTACCCTTTGGCTTAAATCCAAAGCAGTTCACTCCAAACTTGTTGCTTGGATCCATATAACCACCGTTTACACCTGGACGACCACATGCAGTACGCTTTCCAGGATCTACTTCACGCTGAAGTTCCGTCCAAGTAGCCTTCTGAGTTGGATACAATGCCATACCTCCGGCAGACCAACCATATCCACACCATTCTGCACCATAGTTGTATGCTTCCATCACTTGTTCAAGGGTTGCGAGCTGAGCACCATATGCAGCACAGACTGCAGCTGCTTCATCGTAGGTAAATTGATTTTCTGCGACGTGAAACACTTCGCTTCCTACCTGAGGACCGCCTGTTACAGAAGTCTTTGCAGCACTGGCAACAGGTTTCTCTGGTTCAGTGGAGCTGAAGACAGAAATATCGATGAATCCATAGTAGACTAAGACCATGATAACGACAGCAACCAGAACCCAAAGTACAAAAACAGCTACGACGGATCCTGTGGAGAATCCTACGAATAAAGAGATTACGAGGAGGAACACTCCGACCAGTGCCCCATAGACACCAAGAGTCATTTCATCGGCCATCCTTTCTTATTCCTTAATACGATAATACATCAGCAGACGCATGCGATCTACAAGTGGAAATGCCTTTGGATCAAAGCTCTGTACATGGTTGTCGTTGAAATGATACCATGGTTGTCCAGGAGGCATATCGCGACCATACGTATCCCAATGTGCTCCATTGTAACAGATGATTGCAAGCAAAGCATATGTATTTCCGTTGAGTGTAAGTTGGGCGGAATACGTCACAGATGTATCCATAGAGGTCAGATGGAACACGAGAACATCTGGGAAACTTGACATCAACAATTGTTTCGTACATCCTTTGCGAGAACACTTCTCACATTTCCAGTCCTCCACTTCAAAGGGACGAACAGATTCCACAATGGCTTCTGATACAGACATCTTAGGACGACTCGGTGTAATTTCAAATTCGGTGACTGTATCTTTGCGTGTAACATTGTAGTCGCAATGAGAACACTTCAGATAATGACCTACATTAAACCGCATCAGCTTGTCTAGAAAGGGAACTTTGTCGCAGAGAAAGTCTAGGAGTTCATGAGAATCACCGACGTCTTCTCCAGCAGGCATCGTTTTCGTCTTCACACATTCGTAGAAATCTTTCAATCCTTCTTCTCCTTTGCTTCCATAGACTTCTGCTAAACAGACTTCTACAGCATTCTTTTGATCTTCTTGATTGTCTGCAAACCTCTTCTGGAGCTCGGGAATCCGAAAGACACCCTGAAGAGCTGCGTTGATCCAACAGGATCCACGTTGATTCCGAAGACCGAACATTCTAAGGTCTAGTTATTTAAAATCCTCTAATCCGTTTTCACCTGAAAAACGCCGAGAAATCGGTCAGGAATGGAACTGGTTCAGGTTGAGGAGAATAATTCTTCGTAGAGTAAGACTTTGCGAGACGATAAGGATCTGCGCTGAAGTCTGTATCACCTGGTTGACGAGCAAACGGTAAGAATCTTGCATTCGCATCCGTTCCAAGCGATGAACTTGAAGGAAGAACACCAAGATCCAAGCCAAATTGAGAAGGAGGAACAATTCCAACTTCATCAATGCGAGCAGATTGCTTTCCCATCATACCACCTAACAACCCAGGATATGTGTTGGATTTGGTGCTGTCTCCTCCTTCACTAGAGGATTGTCCTAATCCAACGAACACAGGCCCCCAAATCTTCTTACCCCTAGCTCCAACTCCTCCTGAAGTAGGTCCAATCAGATTTCCAGAACTTCCTCCACCCAGAGAACCACTCCAACTTCCACCGGTTGGTTTATCGACTTCACGATCTCTATTACCCCTACCGCCATAAGAAGTTGTTCCTTGAGCATCAGTCACCATCATACATCCGATTGGAGTTGCAGTTTGTCCAGAAGGACAAGTTGGTACGTTTGAAGTTTGAACGGCATCATTGCCGGATAACCGTTTTACACATTTACTTGTATCATCGCCTGGACCACCGGGCATAAATTCACCTTGAGGACATGGCATAGTACCAGAGGATTTCGTACACTTTCCGGCAAGACCGAAAGGCGCATTTGAAGGTGCTAATGTGTATCCATCTGGGCATGTAGAACCACTCCCCGAGGATGATGTTGATTCACCATCTCCATATACGGTACACCGTCCAACATCGTTCACACGATTTCCATCTGGACAAGTTCCGCTTGTACGAAACACAACACCATCGCTATTTCTTTGTTCGCAGGAACCTGAATCACGGTTAAATGTGTATCCAACTGGACAATCAGGATCAATCATCGTTTCAGAAGGTGTTTCAGTGTCATTTGGTTCGCAATTTCCTTCGGTCTCACGAAATGCGTACGTTGTTCCAGCCGGACAATTGGGTTGTTTCTTCTCTTTGGTTCCATCTGATTTCGTCTTCTCGCAAGAATCCTTGTTTGAACTCAATGTATATCCTGCATCGCAAGTGGGCAGAACATATCCAGTTTTCTGACGAACATCTGCCAATGCGTCTACGTACTTACTAAACCTTGGAAACTCCGATTCAAAATGCTCTCTGAAAATAAGTCCAAACAACAGGAGAAGTGCAAGAACAACGATCCACACCTTCATTACTTCTTACAAAACATTTTCAGCGCAGGGACAGACGGAATAGGGATGAGCAGAAGTCCAACTTGTTCCCTCGACAAACTCTCCTGGACGACTAGGTTCCGTTTGAGAAGTCGGTGCATAGATTCCTTCTGGTAATTCACCCTTGCGTTTGTCGACTGGAATATATTCATCCTCTGTGCGACTGTAAACTTGGTCACGAGCATTTCCGGGTTGAAGATTGGAACCAGAAAATCCAGCCAGAGCACCTGTCGTGACGATTTCCTTCTCTTCGCGTGCAGCTGCGGATTGAGTTGCTTCAATTGTGAAGGACGAACCGATCATCTTTCGCAAGGCTATTGGGTCAATTCCTGCCGTTGTCGCATCTGTTGTTTTCAAGAATGCTTCTACATCTGTGTCTTTAGGACGTGTAGGAAGCTTACTATACACCTTATCGTAGAAGGCCTGCAAAGCATTGAAGTAATCCATGTCATTGGAAGAGATAGGTGAATTTGCATCAATCTTACTCTGCCAAATACTTGGAATGTTTCCATCTTTCGTCAACTCTGGGCGAGAAATGGCACGCTCAGGATCCGTGTAATTCTCACGGTATTGAAGTGCGAACAAAAAGAAAGCAACTGCAAAGAGCCACCAAAGAACCATTGTTATTGAATGCTACAAGAAGTTTGGAGGGTTGGAATGAGCTCACGTTTCGTTGCGACTTGAACAGGTTGTTTGCGAAGGTCTTGTCTGTTCTTCTCAGCAGAGTCCAGCGAGTAATCGCCACGTTCCACGGCCTTCATAGAGGATTCCACACCTTCCCAATAAGGCGACATCGCATCGTACTTCTTTTGTGTTTCCATATCACGAGGTTTGAACTCAAGAAACCCTGTACGTGTAGTGGTTTGTGCGTTGTAACTTGTGCTTGGTCGTGCTTCTCCTTCCACAGCCACAACATATTCGGCATAGTTCTTCGGCACCGCCATTTTCTACTTACTCATATAAATGTCGGTCAAGAAATTCGTAGGTGCTGCCAAGAAAGAGGACGCCAAGAAGGCACTTGAAAAGAAGCCATGTATTGTTTTGTTCTACATGATTGGTTGCCCTCATTGTGAGGCCAACAAACCTGCATGGGAGGAGCTCAAGAAAGAGCACCCAGAAGAAGAGTTCATAGAAATTGAGTCCGAAGCGACTCCAGACGATGAAGGTGTCTCTGGCTTCCCTACTATGAAGCACAAGAAGGAAGATGGTGAGAAGGTCACGACTGGCGAGAAGCACTCTGCGAAGGAAATCGCAGATGATTTAGAATTGGGATTGAAGAAGGGTTCTTCACGCAGGCGCCGTCCCTTCAGGAGGACTCACCGCAGACGGTATCGGAAGCTCCGTTACGGTACCCTTCGCAACCACGTATCCCTCCGACAGAAGCTTGTCCGTCCGAGCATTCTTTCCGAGAAATTTTAAGAGCCCTTCGTAATCATCCTCAGGAACGGTGTGGAAGTTGCGCTGAGCCTGTACAATATCAAAGACATCGCTCGTATCCATGTAGATATTGGAAGTCTGAGCGAATGCCTGATTAATCTTATCACGAACCTCAAGACTAGTTGCTTTCGCAGCAGGAGGACGATTGTTGTTTACGTGAATGTCCGAAAGAGGAGCATTCATGAATGGATTGTCTGGAGTCGGCATCGTGCGATCCTCACCAACGTAGGAACTCACGAAGCTCTCAGCAACAACCTTTGCGCGAGGAAAGATAGCATTCAATCCAATGCTAACACCCATGACAATAGGGATAATGAAAATATACCATGGATCCATGGAGGTCAGGAACAACAGAGTTGCGAGGTAAACTGAAAAGCGAACCACTGCGTTCAGTGCTTCCGCTACAGACATCTTTGGAGTCGGAACGAAACTATACCAAGTGTCTTTGGAAAATAGAACACTTGGGTCTGAATACCAGAACGGCTGCGACATCTCTTATCATTCACTTGCGAGCTTTTTCCTTCTGCTTCTTCTGTAGGCGAGCCATCATGCGAGCACGACGAGCTTCTGGGTGATTGGAAAGGATTTGACCAGATGTGTTTCCAGTGGTTCCGCCACCAGCATCGCCTACAATCATCTCGTTCAAATACTTGCCGAACGAAGACTGAAACTTTGCACGCAACATCTCAATCTCACGAACAAGTTCCTGCTGATTAATCTTACCAGACTCAATACGGTCCTTGAGCACTTCCTGAGCACGTTCGGTCAGAGTCTTCAAGGCGATACTTTCCTGTGGGTTGCGAAGAAGTGCGAGAATCTTCTCAGGGTCTTCGAAATCCAACTCCAAATCATCGTAGCGAACCGATTGTGCGATATCGCCCATGAGAGACGCCAGACGAGTGTTCATGACGAGTTCCAGAATTTCTTGAAACGAGTTCTTGGTCTCCTCGTCATCCAAAATCTTGGAAATCTCATCCGAATCACCAGGAAGCACACCCTTGACGGCTTCAAAGATCTTACCAAACTTCTCCTTGGGGTCTCCGTGAAGAACAGAATACAAGATTGTCATGTTCAACATCTCCCACTCCTCATCGGAGCCAGTCCACGGAACCTTTACACCTGGAAACAACTCTACATCCGCAAGCAGAGTGTTGTCCTTTTTGAGCACACGGAGGACATGAGGAAGAAACGTGTCTTCTACGTGCTTGAAAAGCTCCTCGGATGCACGAGGAACTGCAACTTCCTTTTCCTTGAAATAATTCAGAAGCCTGCGAAGATGTTCCATTTTATGATTAGATAAGTGTGTTTTTAAGTCTATTCTGACATATTGCGGTTTCCACCACGTGAACTGAAATCAGCAATCTGCTTGTCCGTCAAGCAGACGCATCCACGATCACCGGAGAAGGGGCTTGGACAGCAGTCAGCAGACATCTTGTTGTCCTGAAACTGGAACAGCTCACTGTCGTTGGCCATATCGTAAGGGCGCTCAGGAACAGCCTTTGGTTCGGAACCGAGGAGAGGAGGAGTGCCATTGTATCCAGCTACACCCACAGAGCCAGTCACGCTCTCCATATCCAAAGGCATACCGACTTCACGCTGGGCGAACGTTTCCTTCTCACTCTCGCTGTCAGAATCCTCAGTCTTCTTGATAGGAGATGCCGAAGCATAGCGAACAAACAATCCTGCGAGCAGGGCGGCGAGGAATAACACAAGGACGACCGTAGTCTTTTTCATTCTTAATGTATTTCTGCGAAAGAAAACGGATTTCAATCATTCAAGAAAAGGAAGATGTGAGAAAATGCCTAACTACAACGAAATGTCTTTGATTGAGCTCAAGCAGGCCGCAAAGGGCCGTGGGATCAAATTGTACTACATCAAGAAACATGCAGAGCTTGTTCAGCTCTTGTCTCTTCCAGAGCTTCCTCTGGAACTCCGTCTTCAAAAGAGAACGATCCGTCAACTACGTGAAGAAGCAAAGGTCAAGGGCTTGCCAGGTATTTGGAAATACAGTCGCGCCGAGCTTATGGAACTACTTTATCCCAGCAAGAAGAGTTCCGCGGACCAGAATGAGCAAAATCATGGCGACGCAAAGGAACATGATGATCCAGAGAACCATAGCACCGAGTAAATAGGGATAGACAACAGCAAGGACCGTCGCAATCACCGGTCTCACCACATGCATTTCAATTAATTTTTGTATTTCAGGAGTCCTCACTTGTTCCAGAATATCCTCAAAAAGTGCCATAAACACTTTGTTCATTGAAATTTGTCTACTTCTTGATATAAACATGAAGCTGTCACAGACGAAGATGGTCCGGCTCGGCCTCGTGCTCGCTGGCGTTGTAGCGCTCTACGTTCTTTTTACTTCCTATTCTGGTTCCAAGTCCGCATTGCTCGATAAGGCGGAGGAGCTCGGTGGCCTCGGCACCCCCGGTCCTATGTCCGAGCAGGGTCCTTACATGGGTTCTCCTCACAGTGTCGGCGGCAATGCTGCTTCTGTTTCTGGCATGCAGTCACGCACTCCTGCCTCTCAGCAGACCTATACTGAGACCACCTTGTCTTCCTCTGAGTTGCTCCCCAAGGGTGAGCTCGGTGCTTCTTGGGCAGCCGTGAACCCTGTTGGCGCCGAGGACCTCAAGGGCCAGAACTTCTTGCAGGCTGGCTACCACTCCAACATCAACGTCGTGGGTATTGCACAGACCAACCGGAACCCATCCTACGACATCCGCACGGAGACCCCCAACCCACAGGCTCGCATCGGTCCCTTCTTGAACACCACGATCGATCCTGATCCCTTCAAGGCCTCTCGTCCTCTCGAGGGTCTCTCTGCTTAAGTGTTCTTTCTACTCCAATAACAATGCTACCAATCGCAGTCATTGGTCTCGGAGCTCTTGCATTCACTGCTTTGCAAGGACCTCGCAACACAATTCGTATTCAAGGCCCAGATGGCCGACACTACGAAATGCAAAACTTACCTGATAAAGAATCTGCCGTGGCGTTGATGGCAAAGATTCGTGGAAACCTCACCAAGTTGTATGAGCATTACAAGAGTGAACCGGCTCTCGCTGCCGATCCTCCTGTATCTCGCTTTATTCAACGGTTTCAACCCGATGTCTTTGTAGAGAATGATATGAACTCAAGCGATACATCGTATTCGGAGAACAAAGGTCAGAAGATCGTGGTCTGTCTTCGCAACAAGAAGCAAGCACCGAAGTATCCGCTCATTGACGAGAATACTATCATGTTCGTGATGCTTCATGAGATGGCACATCTTATGACAGAAACCATTGGACACACGCAAGAGTTCTGGGCGAACTTCAAACGCATTCTAGGCGACGCTGTTCAAGTAGGAATCTATACTCCTGTCAATTACGCCAGTCGTCCTACCCCTTACTGTGGGATGCTCATTTCGGATAGTCCGTTATAATCATTTACAAAAAAGTAGAGAGATGGATACAAATGGGATATGACAATTCAAAGATTTACAAGCTTGTGTGCGAAGATGGTTGTTATTATTACGGTTCTACGATTACAACATTAAAGGAGCGTCTATGGCATCATAAAGAATCTGCAAAAACAATGCAATCAAAGGTGTATTCTCATATCCGAATGATTGGATGGGACAAGGTAACGATTGAACTTGTTGAAGAGTTGGTCTGTAAAGACAGAAAAGAACTCCGTGTTTGCGAGAATGTATATATTCAGTCAAGCAAAGATGATCCGAAATGCTTGAATACATTGCGTGCATATACGTCTGAGGAAGAGAAGCTTGAAATGGAAAAGACGAGACAAAAGAAGAACGCAGAACACCGTAATGAGGTTATGCGTCAATACCATTTTGCACACAAGGATGAGATTACGGAACGTCATAAACAATACTATAACGAAAATAGAGAGAAGTTCAGACAACTAAGTAAAGAATATAACGAAACACATAAACTTGAAATCAAAGAAAAACGAAAGAAGTTTTATGAAGAAAATAAAGAACGACTTTGTAGAGAGAAGCGTGAAAAGAGAGCACAAAATCCAGAACTTTACAAACAAAAGGCAAAGGAATATCGAGAGAAAAATGCCGACCGTATTCGTGAAACAAAGCGAAAATCGTATATTGCGAAAAAAGCCGCCGAGGACACCTAAAAACGGATTTGATTTCAGCACGAATATAGACATTGGAGAAAATGGAAACCTATACCGATGAACACATGTGGGCTCGCTTTGAGCTTGATATGCACGACGATACGAACTACACTGACATTGAGCGCAGTGCTTGGTACGACTTTCTCCGCCTCTCCGAGATGACCGACAAAGAGCTTCTTGCGGAGGTAACCGAGTTGGACAAGATGGTAGAAGAAGATGAAACCCTGGATGACGATGTGCGAGCCGTGTTGCGCAATGTATCTGCTCGCTACTGGGATGTGTATAGTTTACGACTGGCAATGGATTTATCAAACCTAAGTGTAAAGTAATGAAACCCCTAACTATTTCAGGGACGACGTTCTATCCAGACGATACAGTTGAAGTCGTTCGCCAACTGATCGCCTTGAACCAAAACAGTCATCCTTCACGTATGTATGTAGAATGCCTAGTTCAACTGGATTCTGATCATTATTCGGCGAATCCAAAGAACTGGATGGCTCTTTTTCACCGGTTGTCGCTGGATGGACGAACTGTAACCGAGAACGCATTGCG